CGGCTTCATCGACGATGTGTTGGGCCACCTCAGCCAACTTGCGGTGTTCGGCTTGGCTGATCGCCCGCAACTGGGTGAACGCGTCCTCGCTGCTGCGCCCGCTGCGTCCCCGGATCAGGCCGATCGCCTGATCGATCACCGGGCGCGTCGACAGCGCAGTCTGCAACTGGGCGGTCAGCGCCAACGCGTGCGCGAGGATCTGGGCGTTGTGCACCGCCACCGCCGCGGGTTTGGCGAACAGTTCACCCAGCTCGGCGGCGTGCTCATCGAAGACGTCTTTGCCGTGGGCGTAGACGTTGATCGCCCCGATCACCTGACCCGACAGCAGCAGCGGCAGCGACAGCGCACTGTGCACGCCCAAGCGGCCCACTCGCGGACCGAACCGCGGCCACATCTTCTCCCCACCCAACGACCCGGACCGCACCGTGCGCCGCTGCAGCGCCGCGGTGATGCAGGGTCCCTCCTTGAGGGTCACGTACTGGATCTCGTCGATCTCGGCGACAAACGGGGCGCTGGCCGCCAACGCCTCCACCATGTTGTCCGCCCGGTCGAGCCGCAACAAGGTCACCCCGGCACCGTCGGCGCCCGGTATCGCGTGCACCGCGAACGTCGACACCTCAGCCAGCAACTCAGGCAACCCCAGACTGCCGGCCACCAAGCCCGCCAGCTCATCGACCCCGGCCCGCAAGTCGGCGGCATCAGCGCTAGCCTGCTGCGCGCTCAGCGACCCCAACGGTAAGCCGCCGTCCTCGGTGAAGTCCGTCATACCTGCGCCTAATAATCTTGCCGGAACTGGGCATCCACACCGAAGCCCAGCGCCCCAGTCGCGGCGAAAACCGTCACGAGATGGTTGTCAAGATAATAGTAACGCCGGCAGCGGCGGCGTTTGAATTACACTGTCGCGCCCGTACTCTGCTACGCCTGCGACGGGACCAAATCACTCTGCAGCCCGACCACCTGGGCGGAGACCGATGGGAATTGGGTCGTCTGACGCTTTATGCCGGCGCGGAGTCCGCTGTGCCAGCGTCGTCACCGTTCCGGTTTCTGCTTGTTCGAACGCGTACCGGCCCGTTGCTCTCACAGTTCGTCTCAACAGTCGCCGTGCACGGTTCGATCAATGAGCCCCGACGCTGCGCGGGATTGATCGGGTAGTTGGTCGATACGAGCAGTCCAACGGGCGTAGTGTCAAGGGTGCTGAGAATTTCAGCTGGTCCGGGATGAGTTCAGCCGTCCGCCGCTTAACTCCAAGGAGCAATCCCCGAAGGGGTCGACAGTCTTGTCAGGCCGATAGACCAGCACCGTGGCGCTCACTCTGCCCGCTTCCGATAGCGGTTGAGGGCGAAGAGTTCCGGCACGGTCCAGCCTGTCCACGCGGTGCGGAAGCTGGCCGACTCCGGGCCGACAGTCTCATCCGTGAGGAGTTGCGACGGGTTGGCGATCAACCGCGCTGCGGCCGTGAGGATCACCGCAGCTATGTCAGCATTCGGGACACCAGCCGACGTGAACCCAACGCCGCGCGTGTAAGCGCTAGCGAGCTGGCTGCTCCCCTGCTCTATATCCACCGCCTGGCCCAGCAGCTCAGACAAGTCGACGAGTTGCGGCTCCCACTGCGGCGCTGTCACGGCTACGCCGCAGCAGTGAGCACGGTCACGGCCTGCGGATGTGCCAGGCCGATGTCGAAGCGGGCTGTAACCAGAATCCCGATCTCGTCGCTCTGGGCGAATGTCTCCAGAAGGACACGGACAGAAGGAGATTGATCCCGAGCGACCAGCACCTTGCCGATGTCCACCAACAGCAGCGTGCCCTGCGGAACCTGCGCGGTGACCACAACCGGGATGCCGAACAGGCTGCCAGGACCGTGGCCGCTGGGGTCGGGAATGAACAGCAGACGGCCGAGGCTGTCCTTCGCCTGAAGGATTGTGCCGAAGGAGTCGGTCGGGTGAATCAACCAGTGGGTCGGCGTCGTGAACTCGCTGTAGGCGGTGCCCAGGGCGTTGAGGTAGGTGTCAGCGTCCTGCAACGATCCCGCGACTGGGGTTGACCCAGAGCTGGCCGCATAGGTGGCCGTGTTGATGCCGGTCTGGTTAATCAGGCCAATCACGTTGGTCCCGGCGGTGCCGCTGCCCTGGATGAATGCCTTGTCGAGCGCCAGGGCGACATCCTGCACCACCCGCTGTTCGAGCACGGTGGTCACGCCCAGCACTGCGCTGCGGACCAGCTCGGAGCTGACAGGGATGATGGTCTTGACAGACTGCAGAGTGCTTGGCAGCAAGTCGACCTCATCGAACGACCCATCACTAAGGGTGATGGTCTCGCCTTCGCTGTACCAACCGGCCGTGGTGGTGCCGATTCGGGGAACCCTGATGGGCGAGTTTGTGTCAAATATGTGGGGTCCGAGCTGCAACAGAACGCTGGCCGGAACCAGGGGCTGGACGAGAAAGCTTTGCACTGTCTGCTGCACCAGGGCAGCGGTATTCGAAGTGAGCTGCGCAGTCATGCGCGGAATCTCCCATGGGAGTTGATGTTTGGAATCGCCGCCACCGGGGCGCGAAGTGAAATGCCCACCAGGGGCGAAAGAATGGGGTGAGGCACCAGGCCGTCACCTACCATTGTACTAGCTCAGACTGACATTCCCATTGCTCCACGGATGGCTCCGAGCACGCTGGGCGCGGTTGTGGCTGCGGGTCCACGCTGACCCTGGCCGATGTCGGTTCCGGCCGCAGGCTTGCGGGAACGGAAGTGCGGCTTGGCTTCTAGTAGCGAGTCAATCGCCGCTGTCAGCTTGTCCGGGTCGGTGAGGTGTTCCTCATCGAACGCCAGGTCTGTCGGATCGGCCAGTCGTCCATCGGCTTTCACAAGCCGCGCGTGTAGGCGCTGGGCGTAGTCGTCGGCTTGCTTGGCCCGTGTGCGGCTCTTAGCGGCCTCCTGGCGCAGCTTGGTCACCATACTCCCGGTCAAAGCTCTCCGGTTCGTCAGCGTCGATCTGGGGGCCGTCTACAGTGCCCTCTACGGGTTCGGCGGCGACTTCCGGTGTGTCGGTGGTGTTCTCGCTCATGATTCCTTACTCAGTTGTCCAGGCCCATGCGTCCGTACATGCGGGCCACTGGGTCGCCATCGGCTTTGGCGTTGCCGTCCGCCGTTGTGTCCGAACGTATCTGGACGATCTCCTCATCCGTGTAGCCGAGCTTCCGCAGCGCGTAAGACGCGGGCAATAGTCCCGCTTGGTAAAGCTTGACCGTCGAGTCCGCTTCCTGAGCCTGGCTGGCCTCGTCCGCTGGGGCCCAGATGGGTGAGATCTCAACGTCTCTCGGGTCAACGCCGTTCTGCACGGCCATCATCAACTGGCCGACCTTCTGCCAGGCCTTGCCGAATGAGCGTTGCTTCTGCTCGCAGCGGGCCACCAGCGATTGTTCGCTGGCGCGGAGGGCGTCGGCCGATGGGGGCTGGTTGGACATCACGCCCAGGTAGTGGGCGGGAAGGCTAGAGACGGCCGCGATCTGCTGCGTCAAGACGTTCACGGCCGCTTCGTAGCCGTCCAGGCGTGCCCCGTCGAGCTGGCCGAACTTAGCGTTCTCGTCCTCGCTGACCATCATTCGGCTGGTTTCCGCAATAGGGTTGGTGGTGATGATGACCTGGTTGCCGTCGTCATCTAGCACGGGCTGGCCCCGCCGGTCGAGCTCCGGCTCTTCCATCAGCTCGATTCCCGTGGCCCACCTGCGCGGGCGGCCGACGAACTCGGAGGTAACCAGCATGTCGACAATGAGTTTCCCGAGAGCGTCGCTCAGTGGGCAGATGTCCCAGATCTCGGACTCGGCTGCCGACCCGATGAGAAGCCGCTCGGGGTAGGCGATCTCGTCCAAACCGGACACGCCCCAGGTGATCGGCAGACGGTCGTGGTTGAGGAGCTGCACCACGGGCACGACGCCAAGGTTGTTGGGCTGCACGTCCACCAGGTTGAAGCCGCCGCTGGGGTCCGTCGTCGCCGTCGGGTCGCCGGACTGGTAGACGCCGGTGCCGGTCGGGTCGTAGAACGCGGTGGCGCCTTCCAGGTCACCCAGGCTCGCCTGATACTCCCACTCCTGCTGGCCCTGCACGAGTGCCTGGGCGATCGCCTGTTCCGTCGGAGAGTTCTCAAAGGCCGTCAGCTCGGCACT